TCATTACCTTTGACAAAATGGTCTGCACAGTGGCAACAAGAGCCCACAAACGCTGAATCTGCGATAATTAAACGAGATTGGTGGCAAAAATGGGAAAACGAAGAGATACCACCAGTAAAATACATTTTACAATCGTATGATACGGCATTTTCTAAGAAAGAATCGGCAGATTACTCTGCAATTACCACTTGGGGCGTTTTTAATCCTGAAGAGGGTGGTCCGGATAACTTAATTTTGCTTGATGCCCGTCGTGGTCGTTGGAATTTTCCAGAATTAAAGGAAATTGCTTACGAAGAGCATGATTATTGGGAACCTGACATGGTTGTAATTGAGGCAAAAGCCACAGGAACGCCGTTGATTGATGAATTGCGATTACGAGGCATTCCTGCATTGGGTTTTTCGCCTGGTAAGGGTCGTGATAAGATAACGAGGATGCATATGGTGGCTCCTCTTTTTGAAGCTGGAATTGTTTGGGCTCCGGAGGCCAAGAAATTTTCTGAAGAGGTCATTGAGGAGGTGGTTTCATTTCCTAATGGCGATCATGACGACTTCTGTGATAGTATGACCTTAGCTTTGATGCGTTTTCGTCAAGGAGGTTTTGTTTCTTTGCATGGCGAAGATGAAGAAGAAGAAAGTCAATACGTAGCTAATAGGGAGTATTATTAAAATGGCAAACAAAGTTACAAAAGAAGAAGCGCGGAAGGTAGAAGAAGCGCGGAAGGTTTTAAGAGAAGCCAAAGCAAAACGTAACCAAAAAATAAAAGACACGGGAGACCAAATAAAGAAGTCCGCCCAGAAAGTTGGGAGCTATACCATTGCTCCGTATCTTTTAAAGTCATTAGGGTTTGATAAAGCAGCAGATGCAGTGGGTTATCCTTTTGATGACAAAGGAGAAATGAGAGAAGGTTTTAAAGACGGTGGTCAGGTTCAAGGGACCAAGTTCAAAGGAACGTTCTAATGGCTTTACCACCTAATATGGTTGTACCGGGCCTAAACTTAGACGACACAGAGGGTCTTCCGGATGTCGAAGTAGATGTGCCCAGCCCAGTAGATTTCAGTGGGGGTGCCGAGGTAATTGACGACGGGCAAGGTGGAGCGATTGTTCGTGCTTTAAACCAAATTGCTGCCGATGAAGAAGAAACAGAACAAGTACCTTTTAATGCAAATTTAGCTGAGTACTTAGAAGATTCTTATTTGTCGGAAATATCTTCAGATTTACGCGAATCTTATCGTGAAGACTGTGAATCTAGAAGCGAGTGGGAAGAAGCGTATACCAAAGGTTTAGATCAACTTGGAATTAAATACACTGAACGATCCCAACCCTTTGAGGGGGCATCTGGAGTAACTCATCCATTAATTAGTGAGAGTGTGACTCAGTTCCAAGCGCAAGCTTATAAAGAACTTTTACCTGCTGGTGGGCCAGTTAAGACACAAGTGTTGGGAGTGCAGGATGTAGCGCGAGAAGAACAGGCCTCACGGGTTAAAGACTTCATGAATTATCAAATCATGGAGGTTATGCAGGAATATGATCCTGATATGGACCAACTTCTGTTTTATTTACCGCTATCTGGGTCATGTTTTAAAAAAGTTTATTATGACGAGGCACAACAACGCGCTGTGGCTAAATTTGTACCAGCGCAAGATCTTGTTGTTCCGTACATGGCAAGTGATTTAGCCACTTCACCAAGAATTACACATGTCTTACGGATGGATTTCAATGATGTCCGTAAGATGCAAATAAGCGGATTTTACAAAGATATTAGTTTAAAAGCCTCTGATGGAGAAGAGGACGAGGTTCGTCAAAAGGTAAATGAGATTCAAGGTACGCATAAAGGGTACTCAGACGAAATATATACTATCCTTGAGATGCATGTAGATTTGGACATTGAGGGCTTTGAGGATATGGGGCCTGACGGAGAACCGAGTGGTATCCTCCTTCCGTATATAGTTTCACTTGATGAAAGTTCCGGAGAGATATTAAGCATCCGTAGAAACTTTGACGAGGGAACAGGATTAGCTAAAAAGAACCAGTATTTTGTTCATTATAAATTCATGCCTGGTCTTGGATTTTATGGGTTTGGCTTAATACATATGATTGGTGGCCTTGGTAGGGCAGCAACAAGTATTTTGCGTCAATTAATCGACGCAGGTACTTTAGCAAATCTGCCTGCAGGTTTTAAAGCTCGTGGGGTTCGTGTTAGAAATGACGATCAACCGTTGCAGCCTGGAGAGTTTAGAGACATTGATGCTCCTGGTGGGGATATTAAAGCAGCAATTCAACCACTTCCGTATAAAGAACCTTCTTCCACACTTGCTCAACTTCTAGGGGCTTTAATCGAAGCTGGACGCAGGTTTATTTCTTTAGCAGACAATCAGGTTACGGACGCAAATCGTACAATGCCTGTAGGCACGACGGTTGCTTTACTTGAGCGCGGCATGAAGGTGATGTCCGCTATTCATAAAAGATTGCATTACGCTCAGAAGATAGAATTTAGAATTTTAGCCAGAATTTTTAGGGATAACTTACCGCAAGAGTACCCATATGATGTAGTGGGCGGAAATCGCATGATTATGGCGCAGGACTTCGATAATCGAGTCGATGTTGTGCCAGTAAGTGATCCAAACATTTTTTCTATGGCGCAAAGAGTGTCTTTGGCTCAATCCCAACTTCAACTAGCTCAAGCAAATCCGCAATTACATAATCTTTATGCTGCTTATCGCAGGATGTACCAAGCGCTTGAGATACAAAACATAGATGAAATTCTTCCGCCACCTCCTCAACCTAAGCCTTTAAGTGCTACGATTGAGAATGCTAGAGCAATTGCAGGAGAACTATTACAAGCTTTTCCAGAGCAAGATCATGACACGCATTTAAGTATGCATTTAATGATGATGAAAACACCATTAGTTATGACTTCCCCGCAAGTATTAGGTGTATTTTACGGTCATTTAATGGAACATCTCTCGATGAAATCATCACAATTGGTTTTAAAAGAGATTGAAGGGACAATTACTCAAGTTCAAGCACTGGCACAATCCGGTCAGATTGATCCTGCAGCGGCTCAACAACAGATACAAGAGGTTCAAATGCAAATGCAGAATCCATCTGAGGTTGCCAAGTTAATTTCACTTCAGGAAGCACAGCTTTTGCCTGCTCTGCTAAAGGAGATTACGCCTGCAGGAGAAGATCCGATGGCTGATCCATTAGTTCAAATACGTATGCAGGAGTTGGGCATTAAACGTGATGAAGAAGAGCGTAAGGCAAAAACAGACGCAGCTAACTTAATGATACAAAACCAAAAGATGCAGGCGAAAGCGGCAGAAGTATCTGCCAGATTAGAAACCCAAGAAGAAATAGCTGATGACAGAAACCAAGTGAATCGAGAAAGAATTGCTGTTCAGAGAGAAGCAAGGAGTCGGAGAAACTAATGCCTTTAAAAAAAGGATCGTCTCAAGAAGTTATTAGTCAAAACATCAGAACCGAGATGGCGGCTGGAAAACCTCAAAAACAAGCAGTTGCTATTGCGCTGAATGTCGCGGGGAAAAAGAAAAAAAAGTATGGTAGTGGTGGGGCCGTCACTACTTACAGTGCCATTGCGAGGCCTCAGAGGTTTACTGGTGTTTTCTAATGATAGATCCTATAGCTGCATTTTCTGTTGCCACTGCTTCCTATAAAAGTATTAAAAAAGTAATTAATACTGTTCAGGAAATGGATCAGATTTCGGGCCAGCTTGGTAAGTGGTACTCAAGTTGCGCTGATATTGCACGAGCAGAGCAGCAAAGAAAAAACCCAACGTTTTTAGAGAAGGTTACTCAGGGCCGTTCTATTGAAGAAGAGGCTCTGCAAATTTTAATACATAAAAAAACCAACAAGGAACGAGAATTGGAAATAAAAGCCATGCTCGATATGAGATTTGGTTTTGGTACATATGATGAAATGCTTGAGATGAGGCGAACAATTCGTAAAGAGAGGGCGGAGAGAGAACATGCTAGGGATGAGTCTAAAAGGCAGATACAAAACAACTTAGCTATTGTAGCTTTGATTTTTGCTATATCGGGCGTTATTGTGGGAATTATTTATTTGATCACACAGGCAGGATAATATGGCACATTTAGATTTGGACCAAGACGGAGTTGTTTCCAAAGAAGATATTGAGAAAAGTAAAAACATTGCTCAGATGGAGGATGCGCAACGTAAGCACTTGGCGCAATTACGTCTGGCTCGTTATAGTTTAGTTTTCATGGCTGTATATACACTTCTGCTTTTTGCTCCGTTTGTTGATGATAAGCGCGTTGAGTTGCTTACCAGCGTTAGCGAATTATTATACATTTCACTCGCAAGTATCGTTGGTGCCTATATGGGTTTCACGAGTTGGGCGTCTAAAAACGGATGAAGAAATGAACAGTATTTTAGATAAGTTAGAAGAAGCTCGACAGGCGGAGCGTAAAAAAATATTAGAGATTTTAGAACAAAGATTCCCACCTTGGGTTAGTACACTTTTAAGAAAAATTTTAAGGGAGAAACGTCTATGATTGCATTACTAGGAAGTTTGTTAGGTTTTGGTTCTTCGTTTTTACCAGAAGTTCTAAATTATTTTAAAGCAAATCAACAACAAAAGCATCGTATGGAAATGATGCAACTTGAAACGCAGTTGGCTCAAAAACGCTCAGAGATGAAGTTGGTTGAGTTAGATAAGAAGGCAGATATTGAGGAGGCGAAAGGTCTGTATGCACATGATCAGTCTATCGACGCTGGAGGTTTTATCAACGCTCTTCGGGGTAGCGTTCGTCCTGTTATTACTTATGCCTTCTTCTTACTCTTCTGCGCGACGAAGGTGGTAATCATGGTCAAGGTTACGCAATCTGGTGGAGATTGGACGCAAGCGGTTGATCTCATGTTTGATTCAGAAACTCAGGGACTATTTTCTGCTGTTTTAGCGTTCTGGTTTGGAAATAGGGCATTGTCTAAGTATGCGGTAAAATGACAGTAGTACCCTTTCCTAAATTATCTGATATGGACAAACAGTTTCTTGAGTTAGAGGAGCAGCGGGAGAAGATACTTGAGCAAAGAAAGCTTATTTCCTCTCTTGTAGATTTCGATTCGCTAATAACTATCCCTGTCAGACAGAAAGGAAAAAAATGATTTGGGCATCTGTTTTTCTGCTTTGTATGCCCTCAAGCTGTATAACAGCTA